GGTACCCTGACCAACGAACGTTTGCGTGTAGTTCACCTGAGCCTGGAACAACGCATCCATTTGGCCCGCATCGTACGTATAGCGCGTACCCAGAACATCCAGCAGCCCGCGATTCAGACCAGCAATCGAGAAGCTTGGGTTAGCTACTGAGTCCGTATATGCGCAGCGTGCAGCGGCCTGACCTGAGAACGGCACGTACTGCTGCTTGCCGTTGATCGTGTCAGCTTCCAGAACGTCCGGCGAGAACAGCGCGCTATACGTTGAGTTCAGGTTCAACTGGAGATTGCGATAGTTGATTGCCTGCTGGAATTTCTGTGATGCTGAGGGCACATCAAGGAGCGCCACGCAGTCACCACGACGCTGAGCCAGTGAGTCCATCGCCAACTGCACATCTGGCGATGCATGCCCAGAGTTCAGCAGGATGTTCACTGCATACAGTTGCTTGTTCGAGAACGTGTCCCATGCGCCAGCAACGTCGGTTGACGTGGGAGCCGCACCTGAGTTGCCGCCAGCCAGGTTCGTTGTAACCACCGAATCAACAGCCGGTGCTGATGTGAGCGCCGGAACGTTCGATGTGACCTGGATGAATTGCGAGAACGGATTGATACGTTGTTCAAGCTCAGTTTCCAGACCGGTCGAATCTGTGTTGTCTTCGAGCGAGCAATCGAACTGCTCAACTGGGTATGTGGAGCTTTGTGCCGTGTTGAACACTGAAACCGTGAACACTGGATTCGGTGCTTCCAGATCGGCAGGCGACACGAGGGGTTGCTTGTTCGTGTTGACAGTGATCGCGCCTGTGTCCGTGAACGTCAGCGTTCCTTGTCCAACCTGCGTGATGTAGCCGACCCCCGAAGCAGTGCGGCCGTAGATGTTGTAGCCCTGAGCGAGCGGTACGTTATTCCACGACAACGTCACACTGTTCGTTACTTGCGGACCCGCAATCACGATCTGCACAGGCTGCGAAACGAGAGTCTCACCGTTCGCACCCACAGCCGATACTTGATACTCGTATGTAGCTGAGGGAAGTACTCCGCCTGTATTGCTCGAAGCCAGCGCCAGACCTGAAGGCGTCGCAATGTTCGATGACGCAATCGATATTGCGTAGTTGTCCGCATATGAGCCAGGACCCATCGCGGGATAGAACAAAGCGATAGCTTCATGGCCGGTGCCCGCAGGGAGCAGCGCTGCCCAATCTGGCTGAGTCGGATCGGTGACGCCCGCAGTAATCGGCGTCAGGTACGTCAGGTTGCCGTCCGTCCACATCAGCACTGACGAGTACAGGGCCCCGGCACCAGCTACGCGCAAAGCCCACAACTGATTGCCCTGCTTGAAGTAGTCCAGCGCGCAGTACACGTCAAACGAGATTGCAGCGTTGGGGTTTCCGTACTGCGCCAGATAGTCCTGAGCGTTCGTGAACAGCATCGGGGACGTGGAACCCTGCTTCGACACCACGACTTGTGCAACGACTGACGTTGAAGCCGAAGTAACGACCTGCGACAGGTTGATTTCTTGCGTGATAACTTTTGATGACTGATTAGCGGAGATCGTCATTATTCGACTCCCGTATCGCTAGCGACGGTCTCTGCCGTATTTGTCGTTGCAGTCTGTGTAGCTACAGACACTGCTGGTTTTGATGCGTTGGTCTTTGCTTGCGCGACCGCAGGCTGTTGAACCTCTGTGATTTTCACCACACCCGGATTCATTGCGAGCCAGTGCGGATCGACTGTCGCACCGTCTTGAAGCTGTGCACGACTGCGGGCCATGACTCGCGAATACGACTTCTCCCCATTCGACAGGATCAGCCCAACCTGTTGCGGTACACGGCTTACATTTATGACTAAAGTAGCCATGACTTTTAACCTCCTTGATCAGGAAAAGCGAAGAATTGAGTACTTACTATTTGGCCGTTTACTCCGCCTACCTGGCCATTTACATTAAACTGATCGACCTTTCCTATTTCAGAGAGGATCGGTTCGCTTATAAAGCCGTGAATCGTCGCGCTAATTTGCATTTGGTACGAGACTTCGGCTTCAGTGATGTTCTCTCTCGATGGAATCTGTACGTCTTCTCCCATCGTTACGTTGATGCCGAATTGCAGGCGTCCGTAATTCACGGACGACTTCAGATATCCAAAGCGCCTTGCAAGAAGCCATCTGCGAACAAATGCCAGTACCGAGCCCTGCTCTACTGACTGGAACTTGTCAGTTACGTACGTTATTTCCAGATCGAAATTCACAGGCATCACGCGTACCGTTTGCACGGTCTGATCTGTGCGTACGTTCACTGGAATACCGCGACGGCCTAATGCATGTGAGTTGTATGAGTCGGTATTTGCACCGATCTTCGAAATCTCAAAGAACGCATACGGGTAAGTCAAAGGCTTGCCCTCGCCAAATAGGCGCTGGAGAATCTTTGTCTTATCGTTAGCATTTATGAACGCACATTTGGCGCAGCCAAACACTTGCTCGAAGCGCTGCTGAAATCCGGCGAAAATCAAAAACTCAATCGGTTGAATTTCGGTAGATCGCATAGACGTGAGCCTAAAAGTAGGTCGCAGAAACGAAAAAAGCCTGACCGGAGCAAACCGATCAGGCTTTTTGTCGCCCGCCAAAAGCGGCCTGTATCAAACCATTCGGCGAGTGCTTGAGCGAACGACGGCTGTTCGTCTTCCACTTCCACTGCTTCGTCTTCCACCGCTTCGGGTTCGCCCACCGGCTCTTCACCGAATTCAGCGTTCACCACGTCAGCGCCGACGAGTGCTGCGAGTTGCTTGCGCTCTGATGCGGTGATCTGCTTCTTCGAAGCCTTCACCGGAGCCTTAGCTGTGGCTTCCGTCTTGACCGAAGCTGCTGCGTACGCTTGCGCGTTCGATGCTTCGATGATGGCGATTGCTTGGGCCACGTCCGGCGATTGAGCGGCCTTCATGAAGAAAGCAGCAGCAACGATTTCGTTGCCTTCGAGGTAGTGGTTTGCGGCGAGCGCCATGTTATCGAGCGCACGGTTGTAAGTCTTCATGATCTGTTTCCTCTGTGTGCGGTGTCATTGAAACGGGGCTGTCTGATTTGCAGAACAGCCCCGAACAACAACGCCCGATTAGATGCGGTAGCCCTTAGCAACCGAGCGGCTGTTCGACACGCTGACTGCCAGCGATTCGAACATCACCCAGCCACGGCCCGGAATGCGTTCCACCGAGATGTCGATAGGCTGCGATTGCAGGCCACCGCGATCCGAGTAAGCGCCGTGATTCAGTGCATCCGAAATCACGAAGAACTCACCTTGGTTCAGCACCTTGTGTTCCGGGTGACGGTATGCATCCGAAGTGATCGTGCAACCGTAGAGAACGCCCAGTTCGCCGGTCAGCAGGAGTTCGTGACGTGCAACCGGATCGATTGCCGTGAAGAAGTCCGAGTTGCCGATGATGTCCTGGTAGATGTCGGTAGCGATGAGCACGTGCGGTGCCTTCAGGCCCCAACGCGTCACGTTCGTCATCACCTGAGCAAACGTGTACGGGGTCAACTGACCGGAGATGATCGACAGCGGGTTGTCCACGCCAACGATTTCGTTGACCAGTTGGTACCAGAGGCGGTCTTCCGACACCATGATGGCTTCGGTTGCTTCGACGTATTTCTCTTGAAGCACGTCACCGGCCGACTGGTTGATTTCGTTCATCGGAATGAACGGGCGGGTCACAACCTGCAGTTCCGGCGGAGTGAACCACTTGTCACGTGTGATCTGTGACTGAATCTTGGTCGGGCTGGTTGACCACACAGCCGTCACGTTCTTGTTCTTCAGCGGGAAGCGAACGATTGCGCCTTGTTCGACCGTGATCTTGGTCGTGTACTTGCGCATGAAGCCTTGACGGTTCGCAGTGATGTACAGCGAGTCAGCCATACGTTCACCCAGAACGCGGTGAGCTTCACGGTCGTTGAACGCTGCCTGGATCAGTTCCTTGTGCAGCTTTTCGTTCGTTTCAGCAGCAGCGAACACCGGGTCAGCCACAACTTCGCGACGGCTC